TCCTCGTCCGCCTCGTCCTCGGCGTCCTCGTCGACCTGCTCGGCAGCCGCCTTCGCCGCGGCCTCCTTCTCGGCGGCCTCCTTCGCGGCCTTCTTCTCGGCGCGCTTCTTCTCCGCGTCGGCCTTGAGCTTGTCCAGGGCCGCCTTCGTGGCCTCGTCCACCTCGCCGTTCTTGACGCGCTGGATGATGGCCTTGACCTTCTCGTCCTCCGGGCCGGTGAAGGAGTAGCGCTTGCCGTCCGCGGCCTCGCCGGGGAGTTCGCCCGCGGCCTTCATCTTGCGGAGCAGGACGCGCAGGGCGCGGCCGTCGTACTTCTTGCCCGTCTCGGTCTCGATGAGGGCCAGGAGCTCGGCGGTGCCGAACTCCACCGCGTTCGCCGGCTTCTTGGCCGGGGCCTTCTTGGCGGCGGTGGTCTTCTTGGTGCGCTTCTTGGCGGGGGCCTCGGCGGCGTCGGCCTCTTCGGCCTCCTCCTCGTCGGACTCCTCGACCTCGTCCAGCTCCAGGTCGTCCAGTTCGTCGCCGGCGTCGTTGCCCTCGACCTCGTCGGTCTCGTCCAGCTCCTCGTCCAGTTCGACGTCGGCGACCTCGGGCTCCTCGACCTGCGACTCGGCGGCGCGGGACTTCGCGGTGCGTGCCATGATGTGATCCTCTGCTCTCGTAACGCGGATACGTAAATCACGAGTCGCGGTGACCTCGTGTTCTTGCTACGGGAACAACATTAGCTCCTCTCGTCCGATGTGTCAAACCCGTCGTTCCGACGAGAACCCGCAGACCATGAGTCGCCATATCGTCTCCTAACGCGTCCTACTCGTGCGCGCGTGTTCGTTATATGCCCGTGCGAGCCTGAAAGGATCATGGTTTCACCGAAAACTATGGCTGTGATCTGTGTCACATTCCTCTTCCATTCCGATCTTGTTCTCCACCTACTCGTTCCATGCTTCCCTTGACACTGGGTGTTATGCTGTGCTTCGCATCGCCTCGCGTTGCTGAGCGGCTACGCCGCGCAACACGAGCGACCCGGCTAGCCGGGCAGCATAACAAACCCTGTGTCGGGGACTTTCCGATCAAGAAACTCGCAGGTACGGACGTTTCTGCTCACTGAGAGTTAGTGTTGATCTTGTTCTGAAGATCGGAACAATGCAGAACAACGACGCGAGAAACAGCGTTTGACGTGCTGGAACTATTGTTCCGTCCCCAAATGTCCGAATTACTCTTGGTCACGTAGCGCGCTCGTGTCACTGATTGTGATGGCGGTCCACATCTGATAGACTCTCACCGTTGCATCCGATACGACGAGTGAGGACCACATGACCGAGAGGCCACCGGGACGGATCGTCCTCGTGTACTTCAGTAACCCCACCGACGCCGACAACTTCGTGGCGTTCACCAAGGAACGCGTGGTGGGCGTGTACGAGGACCCGAAGGGCAAGACCTGCACCTGTAAGAGCCAGCAGAACGAGCGGACCAAGGAGTTCGGCAACGGCCCTCAGCACCCGTACTGGGGCTGGCAGCGTCACCGCTGTGGGCGTGCCGGCGTCTGGTGGCGACGGAACTACGGCAAGCGTCTGTTCCTCGCCCTCGGCACCAACCTGCTCGGCGACCAGGCCCCGAAGATCTTCCAGCCGCCCCAGGGCTGGGGTCACGAGAACCACAAGCCCGGAGAGGGTGAGATCTGATGGGGAACACTCCCACCACCGTAACCCTCTTCGAGGGCATCGCCACCGTGGACGTGGGCGGGGACGATCACCACGACGCCTACATGGCCATCCGAGCCGAGACGGTCGGACAGTCCGTCCGCTGGTTCGGCTCGTTCACCTGGATGGGCGAGGCTCCCAAGACTCCGTTCCACGACGGGGTCCTGGCGGTCTCCCTGTCCGACGGGCGGGACTGCCTGATCCGCGTACCACACCCTCCCGTCGACGGCGAGGAGCTGGAGTTCCTCGGGTTCGGCGCGCTGCCTGGGTTCTACTGGCTGGGGGAGGAGCCCACCCGCGAGGTGCTGGAGCTGGCGGAGGTCGAGGTCGCACGCTGGAGGGTGTGGTGCAGCCGCGTCCTCGGCGTCGCCACCTTCGGTGCGTTTCTGGCTGCCATCTGGTGGCAGGACTACCGCGGTCCCCTGGTCATGACCGGTTGCCTGCTCGGTCTCGTCTCGACCATCCTGCCGGCCCGTCGTGCCGGCAAGCGACTCCCGGAGGTTCCCCTCGATGTCCCCCGCCAGTAACACGGTGCACGTGTGCTTCCAGTTCGTCACCAAGGGTGGCGCAGTGGTCGACACGGAGCCGGAACCTTTCCCATCCATGCAGCACGCCACCCGTCGAGCCGAGGAGTGGATGAACCTCGACCCGCCCAGTAAGACCATCTCCCTCGTGACCTTCGAGGGTGACGGAGCCGTCCTGCGGGCCGGCGAGATCGAACACGCGGCCGTCATGACCGCCGAGAAGATGGCACGCATCTACGAGGAGGCCATCCGGGAGGCCCGTGAACAGGCGGGACACCCTGGGGGTTAGTTGACACCGGGCCATTGACAGGCTTACCATCATGTGGTAACCAGATACCACAGGGAGTCTGTCAATGGCCAGTCATCGTCCCGGCACCAAAGTCACACCTACCACCTCTCGCCAGAACCGTCAAGCGGAGTTGGCCGAGGCTAAGCGGATGTTTGATCTCCGTACGGGCCCGGATAAGCTCACGCTGGCTGCCGTTGCCGACGAGATGGGTTGCTCCATCTTCAAGGTCCAGCGCCTCCTGAACAAGTATTCCCCCAAGCTACTAGAGGGGGACGCCTCCCGCCACAGGGAGATTGAGGTCAATAAGCTGGACCTCCTAGAGGAGAAGTTGTGGGCGATGGTGGACGAGGAATACTACACCGTCTCCAACGGCCAGGTGGTCTACATGGAGACCGGTGAGCCCGTCCCCGACGTCGAGCCGATCCTCAAGATCATGGACCGCATCATTCGGGTGTCTGAGCGACGGTCCAAGCTCCTCGGCCTGGACAAGCCGGTCAAGGTGGAAGCCACCGTCCACACTGTGGACGCTGTGGACATGGAGCTGGCAGACATGATCCGACGGGGGAGGGCGGAGTCCAGTGGTAACCACTCTCGCGGATGACCCCCTGGGCCCCGAGGTCAATGCCTCCACGTTCAACCACGAGGTCTACCTAGCTAACGCCATCACCTTCGCGGCCTCGGTCGACGAGCAGGGATGGAGCGGGGACAAGCCGCTAACCCGTGAGGTCCCGCTGCCGGACGGCACCACAGAGCGCGTGTTCACGCCTACGGGGCGAGTCTACATGACGCGGCATGATCCCATGCTGTTTGCTCTCGTCTACTGCCGTACGCTCATTACGGACGACTCCGGACACATCTCGTTCGCTGAGTTGCACCTCGAACTATGCCGGTACGTCCAGAACTGGAAGGAGCCCATCAAGGCTCGCGAGTCTCGGACGGCGTTCATCGCTCCCCGTGAGGCCGGCAAGTCGTCGTGGGTGTTCAAGATCCTGCCCCTGTGGGCCTCGTGCCATGAGCACGTGAAATTTATTGCCGCCTTCTCCTCGTCGGCCACCCAGGCCCAGAAGCACCTGTCCGGCTTTAAGCGGCAGGTGGACACCAACCGTCTGGTCCGCGAGGACTACCCCAAGCTGGTCACGCCGGCAAAGAGGCCGAGTGGCGGCAACGTGGCCGATACCCAGGAGATGTACCACTCCCAGTCGGAGTTCACCTTCACGGCCGCGGGCCTCGACTCCGAGATCCTGGGTCTCGTCGACCCGCAGAACCGCCGGCCCGACTTGATCATCCTGGATGACATCGAACCCGACGAGGCCAACTACTCCCAGTACCAGATGCGGAAGCGTCTGATCACGGTCATTGACACCGTCCTGGCGATGAACGAGCGGGCACACGTGGCTCTGATCGGTACGGTCACCATGCCGGGTTCCATCGTCCACCAGTTGGTCGAGACGGTGACCACTACCAAGGAGGTGCCGAACTGGATCACGGACGAGAACTTCGAGGTGGTTTACATTGAGCCGATCCTCCAGAACGAGGACGGCACCGACCGCAGCATCTGGCCCTATAAGTGGCCGCTGGACTACCTCGAAACCATCCGCCACACGACCTCCTACAAAAAGAACTTCCTGAACCAGCCCATCCGCATGGACGGCGACTACTGGGTGCCGGATGACTTCGTGTACGGGGACGTGCCACACCCAACGCACGTGCTCCTCCAGATTGACCCGGCGACCACGAGCAAGACCCAGTCCGATTACTACGGTACGGCGGTCATCGCCTATGACGTCAAGGCCAAGAAGTGTGCGGTGTGGTACTGCCGCCAGTTCAAACTCTCGCCCAAGATGATGAGGAAGAGGGCCCTGGAGATCTGCGAACAGTTCCCGCAGATCGGCCGCATCCGGGTGGAGGCGAACCAAGGTGGCGAGACATGGCACTCCGTGTTCCATGACATGCCGGTCAAGGTGGTCATCCACAATGAGTCTGTACCGAAGAAGGTTCGCGCCTCGCACCTGCTGAACCACTACCAGCGGGGGCGAGTGTTTCACGTGAAACCACTTCCGGAGCTGGAGGCTCAGATGCTCGCCTTCCCCAACGTCCTCAACGACGACATGGTGGACGCCGTCGGTGCGGGCGTAGCCTTCTTCCTCAAGCCCCAGAAGAAGGCAGGCGGTACCTCAATCCAATACTAGCGGCAAAGCCATGCTAACCCGCCGTCAAAAAGATGAGCGGGAATTTCGTGCTGCCTTTGTAGGTGGGCAAACTCCCATGTATCATGAACTGGGGACCCGCATATTGGGTTTAAGCCTTCACGAACCAGGAGACGCGAATGGCCACTCCAGTTGAGGAGACAAGTAGGGAGGAAGGCATCCTCCGGGTGGACCAGCCGGACCGAGAGGTCTGGGATGATCTAGAGGAAGCGTTGGAGGAGCTCAACGACGCCATCCCGGACTATCAGAGGGCCGAGGCCTACTATGAGGGAACGGTGAAGGAGAAGTTCCTCAACAGGGCCATCCAGGAACTCCTCACCGGGTCGGACACCGACTTCCGTGTGAACCTCGCCGGCCGCGTGGTGGACGCCGTACAGGACCGTATGGAGGTCGCCGCCATCACGGCGGAGCCCATCGATGAAGACCAGGACGGCACCCCCGACAGACTCCAGGATGATGACGGTGAGGACGAGGACCGGACGGACATCTCCCCCGAGCTAGAGGAGGAGATGACTGAAGAGGAGAAGGCTCTGGACGAGGCCGTCTCCAAGATCTGGCGAGACAATGAGATGGACATCGAGGCCCCCGAGATCCACCAGAAAATGCTGGAGTACGGGGACTCCTACCTCTTCGTGGGTCTGAGCGACGAGGGGGAGGAGGACAGGGTGGACCTGTTCTTCAACTCCCCACTAAATGTCCGTGTCCTTTACGAGGACGAGAACCCACGGAAGAAGCGCCTGGCCATCAAGAAGTGGGAGGTCGGAACCAAGAGGAAGAAGCGGATCCGGCTGAACCTGTACTACCCCCACGGAACCTACAAGTTCATTTCCAAGGGTCCCAGTGAGCGGGCCGGCGGCGCCGACTTCGAGCCGTACGTGGACGACTCCACGGACGAGAAGGGCTACCTGGAGAACGAGTCGGGAGAGATCCCGTTCTTCCACTTCCGCACCGCGAGGCCGTACGGCCGCCCCGAGCACAAGAAGGCTTACGGGGCCCAGGATGCCCTGACCAAGCTCATCACCAACATGATGTCCACCTCCGACTTCGCGGCCTTCCCGCAGAGGTGGGCACTTCAGGAGCTGGGTACCACCACGGACGACGACCTCGACTGGGACGCCGGCGACTCCGACGCCGCCGACGAGAAGAACCCGACCGACCTCCAGTCCCAGTTCATTTCCGGCCCCGGTCGTATCTGGGCGCTCCGCAACATCAAGGCCGTCGGTCAGTTCACCTCGGCTGACGTGGAACAGTTCCTGAAGCCCATCAACCTGTTCACCGGCCTGATGGCCGCGGTCACCGCCACCCCGGTGTCATACTTCCTCGTCTCCCTCGGCGCCAGTGCCACACCTGCCTCCGGCGAGTCGCAGCGGAAGGGCGAGTCTCCGTTCCTGTCCAAGGTGAATTCCCGCCAGCTCTCCGCACAGGCTACGTGGGAGGAGGCCGTATCGTACGGCCTCAGGCTCAAGGACCTGGACGCGGAGGTTCGTGTTCGCTGGGCACCGTCTCAGGTTGTCTCAGGCAAGGAGGGCTGGGAGGCTGTCCAGAACCAGCAGAAGGCAGGCGTCCCCGTCCGTCAGACCCTGCTGGAGGCCGGCTACACCGAGGCCGAGGTCACGTCCTGGGGGTACACCGAGGACAACCCGGACGGGCCCGGTATCGACCTGTCCGGCATGGCGGCCGTCCCGGTGCCCGGTAACACCTTCGGCGGCAGCCCTGCCGCGGTGGCTCAGGGTCAGCAGGCCCTGGCTCAGCAGGCGGCAGGAACCCCCCTCCCCACCGCGGCCCCTCAGCCGCCCGCCACCCCGCAGATCCCCGCACCGGTTGGGAGCTAAGCCGTGGCACTAGAGGATGAACTCATCGGCCAGGAGGCGGCCGGTGCTCTGGTGAAGTGGGAAGAGTACGCGGTGACAGGAGTGGGAGATATCGTCTCTGCCTCTGTAGCTCAGTTCGGTTACAGCGCACAGGCTCTCCTAACGTCCCAGATGAGTGTTACGGCGTTCATCGGTAGCACGCTCGCGCAAGTGTTCAACGTCGGTACAGCGCTCGCCGCAGGCGCCGCCCAGATCATCTCTGGGCGTCGTCCGACGGTAGTCCGACGAGGGCTCAACGTGCGGGAGACGCCTCCCCCTCCCGCCGTGACACACGGCCAGCGGGTGGAGCGGGCGGTCATCGAGGCGGTGGCACAGATAGAGCGGGAGCCCGAGCAGGCTGAGAAGATCGTCAACAAGGCCCGCGACAACATGAAGGCCATCGCCAGCTCCGAGGTCAACTCCACCGCGGCTCGTGCCGCAGAGGTTACCGCCCGGGCCCTCGGCGCCCAAGGCACCGTCTGGGTAGCCGAACGGGACGCCTGTGTCAGTTGTGTGGCGCTGTCCGGGCAGGTAGCACGGTTCGGCGAGACGTTCGATGGCTCGATGACCTGGGGAGACAAGCCGCTGGCGTGGGAGGGGTTCAACGGCAAGCCTCCCCGCCACCCTCACTGCCGTTGCCGGCTCGTGCCGTGGGACGGTGGGCAGGAGACTCCGAACGCCCTCAAGCGGGAGGCGGAGCGATCCATCGCCCGAGGCTGGTCCCTGCCCACCGAATCGAACGCGGCACGTCTCCGCGCCCTCGACCGACTCCTCCGGGAGCCTGGCACGAGACTACCGCCCAGCGTAGTCCGCCGAGCACGAGAAGCCTTGGCCGGAAAGAACTTCCCATCAGGTAGAAACTTTCCCGGTTGATGCTGTATAGTTCGACCGATAACCCTCAGGAGGTAATGGTGGCTCTGCCCCCGAAGAAGGCCGACGGTACGACGCCGGGTGGATCCTTCCGCATCAACAACGAGGCCGACCTCAAGAAG